AAAACCCCGGTGCAAATAACCATGTTTGGATTGAGGTTACTTTAAATATGGCAAATGACAGTACCCCACCAATTTTGTCAGACTTAATTGTTGAATATAACTAGTTTAAAAATCTTATTTTTAATTACTATAACCATACAATATTTTTATAAGGAGAAATAAAATGGCCACTTTTTATGTAGGACCTAGACCAGTTCTAAAGGGCAGATCAACTGCGGAAATGGTCAATCCATATACCACAATGACTGGAAAGAGCAAGGGCACAGGCACTTACTCATTCTATCCTTTGTATAGCACAAGCCATGTTTTGGACGGTGCACCAGACAATCACTATGTACCAGGTACTGGTCAGCATCCTGGTAATCGTTTCTTGTCACAGATATTTGTTGGATCTACACTATACATTCATCCACTATCAGGAACTTTTGCTGATGGTACAGCAACTTATGAAGGCGCAAGATTCCGTCCACTAGAGTTTAAGGGATTAACAGGAGCTAAGGCCTTCCCGTCAGACTTTGGTCATGCAGATAGAACAAGTGATTATAGTTATAACAATTATATTTTCGACGGTGTTACATCATCAAATGTTTTTGCAAACACCGGTCATGGTCAAAGAACTGAAGCAGAGGGAGCTCCTAGTTCATTCGGATTCTTCCAGCCAGCTCGTCATAACGGCGTCACCAGTTCAGTTGTATTCACAGCTGATTATGGTCAAGCTAATGTAACGAGTGAGTATGGTCGCGAAAAAGTCCAAGAATGGTATGGCGTCCCTTCAGCACAAGCTCTCTGATGCCCTCTCCACTCCCCTAATTCTTGATAAACAAGATAGGAAAAGTGGCACCATTGCCTGGGGTGGGTTGGCATTAGGAATTATAGCATACGATATTTATGCTATAAAGTCTAAAAAGATTGAAACATTAACTAGATCTTTTTGGAGATTAACAGAAAAACCATTATCAGGAAGTATTTTTACAGGAGTGTGGCTAGGTTTAACATTTCATCTTCTTATAGAGAAGCTGGTTAGAAAAAGTTTTTCAAAGTAAAGGATTATAAATGACAAAATTACACAAAGATATTATCGAAAGAGCAATATGGACAGCAGCTCAGGCGTTTATTGCAGTGTATACTGTAGGTGGTGTTGATGAACTGAAGTCAGCAGCGACTGCAGCAGTAGCAGCAGGCATAAGCGTAATAAAGGGTTTTGTGGCTACAAAAGTTGGAAACCCAGAATCTGCAGCTACACTCAAAAGCTAACAACATTTTCTTCAAGACCATGCTATAATGGTAGCATGAGATCTTAGAACACAAGTTGCCCCGTCAGAATAGACGGGGTTGCTTGTTTTCTGACACTAGTATACAAGTTTACATAATTTTATCTGAACTTATAAGGGATTTACAATGTCTATACAGCAAGCAAAAGAAGTGGTAGATACAAACAATCTATCAATCGCAGTTGCTGAAAAGTATCTAAAGTTATATGTAGCAAATATAGATTGGTCAGAACACATAGCATCATTGTGGAAGAATTCTACAAATAAATTCAAAAACGAACAAGATGCAAAAAACTATGTTAAGAGAGCTATCGCTTGCGCAACCCTACTACCATTTGTAGAAAAAACACCAATACCAGAACAGCCAAAAAATTTACTATTCTGGTGTACTGGATGGAAGCAATTCGATCAGCACGACTGGTTTTCTATGTATATAGATGTTTTAAAGGAAGATATAAAAATTTCCGAAAATAGAAGTAGCGTTATATCAATTGGTGTAATAGATCCAATAGACATATCACCTATTACTAGACAAGCTTTTAACTGGATCTATGGAAAAGCAGAAGATCTAGAAGATTTAGAAAATGTTGATATACCAGATTTAAAAACAAAATTTGCAAACTTAGTTAAAGCATATGGCGGAGCAGTTATATGTAACGTGTTTATTAATCACAAACTTTATGTAGATAAAGTGTTTAATTGGAGAAGTGGCTATTTCTTTGAGAAGCAGATACATAAGGTATATAATATAGATCAAATAGTTAAGATTAAGTCAGCAGAATTATTAAAAACAAACAAAAAATATATCAGTAATTTAGGAGAAAAAAATGCAAAGCAATATTCTTTCTGAGGAGTTTGTAAATTCCTACGCAGATAAAATCGCACCATGGGGCTTTAATGGATTGGGAGAAATAGTCTATAGAAGAACATATTCTAGAGATATAGAGTCTCTTGGCAGAAAAGAATATTGGCATGAAACAATAGCACGCTGCATAAACGGAGCCCAGGCAATAGGTGCTGGGTACACTAAGGATGAAGCCGAAAGATTGTTTGATTACATCTTCAATCTAAAGGGCATTTTTGCTGGACGCTGCTTGTGGCAGTTAGGCACTCCGTTAGTTGAGAAGATGAGTGGGGTTTCGTTAGTAAATTGTTGGATGACAACTATATCTAAGGTAGAAGATTTTCAGTTCTTAATGGACCACTTAATGGTTGGTGGTGGAGTAGGGTTTACTGTTGAAAGAGCAAACGTCCATGATTTTCCAAAAGTTAAACAAGTAGATAAAATTGAACATATCAAATCAAATGACGCAGACTTTATTGTTCCCGATTCTAGAAAAGGCTGGTCATCTCTAATTGGTAGAGTGCTGGATAGCTATTTCTTTACAGGTGAATCATTTAGCTATAGCACAGTTTTAATTAGAGGATACGGTGCTCCACTAAAGACATTTGGCGGAACAGCATCCGGACCAGAGGTATTAATTGAGGGCATAAAGAATATATGCGACATACTAGATTCAAGAATTGGTAAAAAGATTAGATCTATTGACGCGCTTGACATAGCTAATATTATTGGAAAGATTGTAGTTGCAGGGTCAGCTAGAAGATCAGCACAAATAGCTATAGGTGATCCTGATGACTTTCTTTTCTTAAGAGCAAAGAATTGGGGTAAGGGCGATATTCCAGCATGGCGTGCCAACTCAAATAATTCAATATATGCGGACTCCTATGAAGAAATTATTGATGAGTTCTGGAAGGGCTACGATGGATCAGGAGAGCCTTATGGTCTTATTAATAGAAATCTGATTCGCAAGAATGGTCGCTTAGGAGAAAAGGCAAACGATAGCAAGGTTATTGGAACAAATCCTTGTGGAGAAATTGGATTAGAGGATGGCGAACCATGCAATCTAGCGGAGATATTCCTTCCTAATATATCTTCAAAAGAAGAATTATTAGATCTTAGCAAGCTTTTGTACAAGACTCAAAAGGCTATAACAACCCTATCTTATCCGTATAAAAAGAGTCAAGATGTCATCGAAAAGAATAGAAGACTAGGCCAGGGTATTACTGGGTGGTTGCAAGCAACAGATGAACAGCTTTCTTGGGTTGATGAAGCTTATAAAAGTTTAAAGAATTTTGATATTGACTGGTCAAAAAATATCAATATTAACCCTTCAATAAAACTAACAACAGTGAAGCCTAGTGGAACCTTAAGTCTTCTAGCTGGTGTTACGCCTGGAATTCATCCAGCCTACGCCAAGTACTACATTAGACGAGTTAGAATGGGATCTAATGATCCACTCGTTAACTATTGTAGAGAAAAAGGTTATAAGGTCCAATACGACATTGGTTTAGATGGAAAAGAAAATCACACCATATGTGTAGTTGAGTTCCCATGTCAAACACCCGAGCATGCAACTCTTGCAAAAGACTTAACAGCTATCCAGCAATTGGAATGGGTTGTTAAAGCTCAGTCAATATGGGCAGATAACAATGTTTCAGTAACAGTTTACTATAGAAAAGAAGAACTTCCTGAAATTCAAGAGTGGATGAAAAAGAACTATAAGAATAAGGTCAAATCAGTATCTTTCCTTCTTCATAGCGATCATGGTTTCAATCTTGCTCCATATGAAGAGATTGATTCAGATACTTATCTCAAACTTAAGTCAAAAATTAAATCAGATCTAACCTTTACAGATTCTAGTAATCTTGACTTAATTGATAGCCTGGAGTGCGAAGGTGGATATTGTCCAATAAAATAATCTAACGATAAAGGACGCCCAATGTCAAAAGAAAACTTTGATAACGAAGATTTTGAAAAAATATTTTCCGAAATAGTTAATTCGGAAGATTTAAAAAACATGTCTGAAACTTATAAATCTGACATAACACTTGGTATTAAAGAATTGGTATTGGTTCAGCAATCTCTTTCTGACTGCGTATCTCATATAAGTGAGATTATACTATCAATCCTTCAAGACGAAAGTTTATTAAAGGATCCAGAGGGAGAGGTTGCTGAGTTGATAGCGTCAATATACAAAATATCAGAAGATTTCAACGATTGTATGCAGGATAAATTTGTAGAACTTGCTATAATAGATGAAGATTGTGATGAAGATGATCATGATGATATGATGAACATAGAGGATGAAGATGATACCGGAGACGGATTTTACTGAAGATAGAATCATAACAGTATTGAACAATGGATATGTAAGATTAGTTGACTGGATGGGATCAGACCTATCTGTAGTCAACGCTGCTAGGGCTTCTTTTGCAAAAGAGTCAAAAGAAATGTCTGTTCAAGATGGTAGACTTCTAGAGTTTTTGGTTAGAGAAAACCATATGTCGCCGTTTAGACATGCTTTTATGACATTTGAATTTAAAGCTCCATTAATGGTTGCACGTCAACACTGGAAATATGTTGTTGGTTCAGATCACACCATGGATTCCTGGAATGAATCTAGTAGAAGATACATAACAATGGAACCTGAATTTTATATACCAACAAGTGAGCAGTGGAGATTAGCCCCCGACAACAAGAAGCAGGGATCTGGCGGTCCAATAGATCCATGGACTGGATCTCTGATTACACAAGAACTGCAAGATTATATTAAACAGGGAGAAGCCCTATATAGTATGGCCATGCAGAATGGTGTTGCACCAGAGCAGGCTAGACTGTTTTTACCAGCATATGCCATGCACGTGGTATATAGGTGGTCTTGTAGCTTGCAATCTGTAGCCCTATTTCTAAGTCAGAGATTGGCTGAAGATTCTCAAAAAGAAATACAAGACTACGCTAAAGCAGTTAGTATTCTTGCAATGGAAAAGTTCCCTGTTTCAATTCAACTCTTAACGAAAACGCAGTAATGGATATATTCAGAATAGTTGTTTTTACAGTTCTAATTAACTGGTCTATAAGTATGCAAATGCTAAATCAAAATTTAAAAAATAGCAGACAAAGATCGTTAGCAGTATTCTTAGCCCTTATGACTGGAGCACTAGCAGCTGCCAGTGTTGTATTATGAGATTTTATCCAGACGTATCTAGAAAAGATATGCAATACATGCAACTTTGTATTGAGGCATCTAAGATATTCTCTACATGTGGCAAAAGAAAATACGCTGCAGTATTAGTGGATGAGCTAGGTCATATAGTTGGAATGGGGTATAATGGTGGCCCAAGAAACTCAACTCATTGTGAAGATGGCGGTTGTCCAAGACTGTTGCAAAATTCAGAAAACGGATCCAACTATGATAACTGCATAGCGATTCATGCAGAAGCAAACGCTCTACTTCACTCAGATTATTCTGCTAGGGCAAAAAAAATATACATAAATGGACCACCCTGTTATTCCTGTGCAAAGCTAATAGCTAATTCAACCGTAAGTACAATATACTATATGGCAGACACCGCTTACGCACAATGGGAAGATGTAAAAAAATTCTTAAGACAAAACAATATTGAGGTAATACAGGTACAAAATGCCGGCATCAAAGCTTAATTATGTAGTAATCTACAAAAATCACAGTCAAGTATATGGTTGTTCTTCTAAAAAGATAGCAGTGGAAACTCCACCGCCAGAAGGATATAAACCTGAAGACAAGAATATATTTTTTATTACATTTGAACCAGATACAGATAATATTTCATTTTATAAAATAGATAGTGAGAAAGAAGATAATGTCAAAGAAGCAGAATAATAAGAAGAAGTTAAGTGTAAAACTTCTTCATGGTCAAACGGCAATAGTTGTAGACTATGATACAGCTTTACATATAGCTGAAACCTATGATTATTTAGCGACTCAACAGGAAGATGAATATTCAGATTCTTTTAGGGCAGTAGCAGATATGGTCCGTAATCAAGCATACGAAAACTATTTTGACAATTCCGAAGAGAACTATGAAGAATGGTGATAAACTAGCGTTTATAACGTTCATGTTTATCTTGGGCGCTAGCATTGGTAGTAGAAACTCTAGAAAAAAATTGGATAGAAAAGAATTAGATCCGTCTATAGGCCAATACTTAAATAGGTTAATAGAATTTTATCCCACATATCAACTAGATTATATAGAGGATGAATTTCTTACCCTAGTAGACTTTGGATTTAGTCCATCAGAAGCATTTAAAACAGTTGTAAAGTGGTGATTTAATTTGATAGATCTTTGCGTAGTAAACTATGGCACTAGGCCATTATTAAATAGGTTTCTAGACTGTCTCCATCATGATCTTCATGAAACGCCTAAGGTATGGAATTTGCACATAGCGGATAATGGATCAAAAGATGATAGTGTTTACTGGTTAAAATATAATTATGGCAGATATAAAATAAAGAAATTCTATGACAATGACAAAATAGGATAT